GTCTTTTCATCTCTCTCTTGCATCGCCGTGCAACGCCAGGGAGGTCGCCCGTGGTGCGAACGTGCGCTTCCTGCGGCAGGCAGTTCGAGGCCCAGCGGTCGACGGCCAGATACTGCGGCTCCACCTGCCGGTCACGGGCGCACCGGGCCCCGGTGGTGTCGGTGGGGCAGGCGAACCCGCTGCGTGAGGCGGTGCGGCAGGAGCTGGAGGCGGCCGGGCGACTGGAGACGGTCCTCGGCCAGCAGGCGCTCATGCTCGCCGACCGGCTGGCCGCCCAGGGCGACACCGGCTCGGCCGTGGCGGCGCTGTCGCGGGAGCTGCGGGCGGTGATGGAGGCGGCGCTGGCCGATGCGCCGGCCGCCGCTGACGCCCTTGATGAGCTGGCCGAGCGCCGCCGCAGGAAGGCCGCCGGTGCCTGACGACGTCGTTCCCCCGGCGCATCTGTGGATTCCTGAGCGCGTCGGCTCCTATGGGGCCGAGGCCGCTGATCTCGCGGCGATGGCCGGTCGTCCGCTGGACGCCGAGCAGCGGATCGCGGTGGACGCGATACTGTCGTATGGGCCGGGCGGCCGGTGGGTGGCGCTGGAGGCGGCGGTGGTGATGCCCCGCCAGAACGGCAAGACCTCCGGCGTGATCCTGCCGGTGGTGTTGGCGGACCTGTTTTTGTTCGACGCCGACCGGATCGTGTGGACGGCGCACCTGTTCCGCACGGCCCGTGACGCCTTCACCGACGTGGTGGCGTTGATCGACGGATGTCACGATCTGGCACGGCGGGTTAAGAAGGTCACCTACGCCAACGGGGAAGAGGCGATCGAGCTGCACTCGGGGGCGCGGCTGGAGTTCCTGGCCCGCTCCAAGGGCGGTGGCCGGGGCTTGGGCGGCAAGCGCTTGGTGATGGACGAGGCGCTGTACCTGTCGGCGGAGTCGATGGGGTCGCTGATCCCCACTTTGTCGGCCCGGGAGGACCCGCAGATCGTCTACGGCTCCAGCGCCGGGGTGCTGGGCAGCGACCACCTGCGCAGTCTGCGGGATCGTGGCCGCCGCGGCGGTGACCCGACGTTGGTGTGGGTGGAGTGGTGCGCGCCGGGCGGCTGGGACGACCCGCCGTGCACGTCCGGCAAGGACTGTCCGCACACACTGGACGCCGACGGGTGCGCGTTGGACGACGAGGCGTTGTGGCGGCTGGCGAACCCGGCGCTGGGGCGGCGGATCAAGTACGAGTTCGTGCGGGCCGAGCGGCGGGCGATGCCGCCGGGCGAGTTCGGGCGGGAACGGCTGGGCTGGTTCGACCTGCCGCCGACGGTGGATCAGCCGATCCCGATCGAGGCGTGGTCGGCGCTGGCCATCGCGCCGCCGGACCGGGAGGCGATGCTGCCGATCGCGATCGGCGTGGATGTCACCCCGGAGCGCTCCCATGCCTCGATCGGGGTGTGTGGCGTGGTGGACGGGCTGCGGGTCGTGGAGGTCGCCGAGCACCGCCGCGGCTTGGGCTGGGTGGTGCCGTGGCTGGTGGAGCGACACCAGACGTGGAGGCCGTGCGCGGTGGTGATCGCCAAGGGGTCTCCGGCGGGGGCGCTGATCCCCGACTTGGAGGCCGCCGGGATCGAGGTGCTGAAGCCGAGCACTGCCGACGAGGCGCAGGCGTGCGGCGCGTTCGTGGATGCCGCGGCCCCGGCCGAGGGTGAGCCGACGCTGCGGCACCTGGGACAGCCGGTGCTGGATGCGGCGGTGAAGGGTGCGGCGAAGGTTCAGCTGGGAGATGGGGCATGGCGGTGGTCACGGCGCACCAGCACGGTGGACATCTCGCCGTTGGTGGCCGTCACCTTGGCCGCCTGGGGGCGGGTGTCTCGTCCGCCGGCGGCCCCGTCGGTGCCGTTGGTGGCGTGGCGATGAGACGTGGTGAGGCGGTCGCGGCGCTGGCCGCGGCGGTGGCGCTGATCATCTCCGGTCTGGTGTGGCTGGCCGGGCCGTGGGGGCTGATCGGCTCCGGCGTTGCCCTGGCGGTGGCCGTGCTGTTCGTGGATGTGGACGACGTGGAGGGGGAGCGCGGTGCCGAAGCTGTGGCAGACCCTGCGCGGCCGCCGGTCGTCCGCCGCTGAGCAGCGCGATTGGATGCATGACCGGCTGATCTTCGAGGGCATCACCTACCCGCTGGTGGGTGCCTCGGTGTATGGCCGCCAGGTCGAGCAGATCGAGAACTCCTTCACCGGGTACGTCAACGCCGCCTACAAAAGCAACGGGATCATCTTCGCGGTGATCCTGGCCCGCATGCTGCTGTTCAGCGAGGCGCGTTTCCAGTGGCAGCGGCTCGTAGACGGCCGCCCCGGCGACCTGTTCGGATCGCGAGAACTGGAGATCTTGGAGCGCCCGTGGCCGAACGGCACCACGGGTGAGCTGTTGGCCCGCATGGAGCAGGACGTCTCGCTGGCGGGCAACTTCTTCGCGGTCCGCGATGGTGACCGGGTGCACAGGCTACGGCCGGACTGGGTGGAGATCATCCTGTCGGCGCCGCCCGACCAGGCGGTGCGCTCGGACGTGGTGGGCTACCGGTACACCCCGGGCGGGCCGGCCGCCGGCGGTGAGCCGGAGATCTTCTTGCCCGAGCAGGTGTGCCACTGGACGCCGATTCCGGACCCGGACGCCCAGTACCGGGGCATGTCGTGGATCACTCCGATCGTCCGGGAGCTGCAGGCCGACCGGGCAGCCACCGAGCACAAGGCGAGATTTTTCGAAAACGCGGCGACTCCAAATTTGGCGGTGTCGCTGAAGGAGAGCCTGACGCCGGAGCAGTTCCGCGAGTTCGTGGACGCGATGGACGCCCAGCACAAGGGCGTCCACAACGCCTACAAGACGCTGTACACCGCCGGCGGCGCCGATGTGACGGTGATCGGCGCCGACCTGCAGCAGTTGGACTTCAAAGCGACCCAGGGCGCGGGTGAGACGCGGATCTGCGCGGCCGGCGGCGTGCCACCGATCATCGTGGGCCTATCGGAGGGCCTCCAGGCCAGCACGTACAGCAACTATGGCATGGCCAGGAGGAAGTTCGGCGATCACTGGGCGCGCCCGCAATGGAGGTCGGCGTGCGCGGCGCTGGCCGCCCTGGTCCGCCCCCCGGCCGGCGGCTCACCGGTCCGGCTGTGGTTTGACGACCGGGACATTGCGTTCCTGCGCGAGGATGAGCGGGATCGTGCCGAGATCGCCCAGATCGAAGCCCAGACCATGGCCGCGCTGGTGCGCGAGGGGTGGACGGCCGATTCGGTAGTGCGCGCCCTGATGGAGGGCGACTGGGGCCTGCTGCAGCACTCCGGCCTGTACTCGGTGCAGCTGTGGCCGCCCGGCACCGCCGAGGCCAACGCCAGCCCTGAGACGTCGCTTGCCGGCGCCGATAACGACCAGCCCGCAGGCAGCGAGGACGGTGACGCAACATGAGGCCCCCGCGGTTTTGCTACCGCGCCTTCGAGTTCCGCGCCGAGGACGGCGGCAGCAACGGGCGCATCTTGGAGGGCTATGCGGCGGTATTCGACACCCCGACCCGCATCGACTCCTGGGAAGGTGAGTTCGACGAGCAGATCGCCCGTGGCGCGTTCAAGCGGACACTGAACGCTCGCACCCCCGTGCTGCAGTTCGACCACGGCCAGGACGTGCGCACCGGCAGCGTGCCGATCGGCGCGATCCAGGAGATCTACGAGGATCGGCGTGGCCTGTTCGTGCGGGCTGAGCTGTTCGACAACGACGTGGTGCTGCCGATCCGGCAGGCCATCGCCGCCGGCGCCATCGATGGCATGAGCTTCCGGTTCCGGGTGGTCGACGACCGATGGACCAGGCAGGAGAACGGCCCCGACCTGCGGACGATCCGCGAGGTAGAGCTGTTCGAGCTGGGGCCGGTCGTCTTCCCGGCCTATGAACAGACCTCGGTGGGCGTGCGGTCCTTGCTCGCCCACCTGGATCGCGGTGATCGTGCCGCACTGATACGCGAGCTCGCCGCGGAGTTGCGAGCACTGGACGCCGACGAGCCCGCCCGTCAGGGCACCTCGGAGGGTCCGACCGAGCCCGGCCAGGCGGCCACCTCGGGTCTGTCCACCGACCAGCGTGCCGCGGTTCTTCGCGGCCTTGACCTGCTGGAGATCGCATGAATGAGCAGGAGCTGAGGGACGGCCTGGAGTATGTCCGGGCGGCCCTCCACGACATCCACGAGCGCGCCGCCGGGCGCGCCCTGACCGACGAGGAGCAGCGCGCCTGGGACGAGGGCGTGGCCTACGTGCGGGAGACCGAGCGCACCTTGCGGCGGTACGAGGAGGCCCGCGCGCTGGCCGCCCGTCCCGGCCACATCGAGCCCGCTTCTCCGGGCGCGGTCGTGCGCCGCGACCCGTTCGAGGCGCTGACCCGGCGCGCCGACCAGTCCGACCGCGAATACCGGCGGGCGCTGGTCGACGGGCTGCTGCGTGCCAACGAGAGCCGCATCGAAGGCGGCGACAACCAGGCGCACTTCGAAAGGCTGATCAAGCGCCACGTCTCCGACACCGAGTGGGCGCGCAACCTGCTGGCCCGCTCCCGCGATGTGTACGCCGAGGCGTTCTCCAAGGCCGTCACCGGCCGGGAGATGTTCCTGACCGACGAGGAGCGGGCCGCGCTGGCCGTGGGCACCAACACCCAGGGCGGCTACCTGGTCCCCACCCACCTGGACCCCACCCTGATCCTGACCAACTCCGGCAGCAGCAACGCCATCCGATCGATCTCGAGGGTGGTGACGCTGACCGGCGGGGCGAACACCTGGAACGGCGTGACCACCGCCGGGGCGACCGCGTCCTGGGACGGTGAGCTGGTCGAGGTGTCCGACGACACCCCGGAGGTGGACCGGGCGAGTGTGCCCACCCACAAGGCTCAGGCGCTCATCCAGGCGAGCATCGAGGCTTTCGAGGACATCACCGGCCTGGCCGGCGACGTGGCCATGCTGCTGGCGGACGCCCGTGACCGGCTGGAGGGCGCCGCGCACGCCACCGGCAGCGGCTCCGCCCAGCCCACCGGCATCTTCACCGCGTTGGACGCCAACACCAACGTGGAGGTCATCGCCACCACGGCCGCGACGATCGGCCTGGTGGACATCCACGACGTGTACCAGAAGGTGCCGGTGCGGTGGCGCGGCCGCGGCACCTGGTTGATGCACCCGGTCTACGCTTTGGCGATCAAGGCGCTGGGGTCCGCG